AAGAACCAAAAAAATGGTTTGAACAATTTGATGTTGTTGTAGGAGATGAGGCACATCAATTTAAAGCAACCTCTCTTACTAAGATTATGACGAAACTACATAAGTGTAAGTGGAGATTTGGTTTCACTGGAACACTAGACGGAACACAAACAAACAAACTTGTACTTGAAGGATTGTTTGGTCCAGTGATGAAAGTTATACAGACAAAAGAACTTATAGAATCTGGAACTTTATCTGACTTTAGAATTAAGTGTTTGTTATTAAAGTATCCAGAAAAAATTTGTAAAGAGAAAAAGAAATCTACTTACAGAGAAGAAATAGAATTTCTAATTGGAAATGAAGAACGTAATAACTTTATAAAGAATCTTGTAATATCCAGAAAAGGAACGACATTATTATTGTATCAAATGGTTGACAAACATGGTCAATTGTTGTATAATACAATTATAAAATCAACTGATAAAAAAGTATTCTTTATACATGGAGGAGTAAATGCTGAAGAACGTGAAAAGGTTAGGGCAATCGCTGAAAAAGAAGATATTATCATCATTGCCAGTTATGGAACTTTTTCGACTGGTATTAATATTAGAAATTTGCATAACATTATCTTTGCTAGTCCTTCTAAATCTCGTATACGGAATTTACAATCAATAGGAAGAGGATTAAGAAAGGGTGATAATAAAACTATGGCGACTCTTTATGATATTGCTGACGATCTCAGTTATCGTTCGCATCACAACCATACTTTAAAACATTTTGCGATAAGAGTAAAATTATATAACGAAGAAGAATTTGAATATAAAATGTATAACATAAAAATAAAAAATGAATTATAAAGATCCATCAATAGAAGTGCTTCTGTATAAACTTGTCAGTGGTGACACAGTGCTTGCAGAATATGTTGGCAGTGATGAAACTGTTGCTACAGTGGCAAATCCTGTTGCACTTGTAATAAACACAGCAGGAAGAGGTATTGCATTATCTTCTACAGTTTGGATTCCATTTGCACGTGAGGGTGATACTGTAATTGATATCAAAAAAGAACACATCATAACAACATTAAGTGTTGACGAAGAAACAGAATTGTATTATGATAAAACAGTTGCATATTTAAAAGGCGACGGAGATGAATTAGAGAGGTTGAGGAATTTATCTAAAGGAACTGATTTTATGACAGGCGAAGAAATTGAAAGAGAAATTGATAGAGAAGTTGAGGAAGAAGAAAATAATAAATTGTTTAGTGATAACTGGACAGCGAACACAGTACATTAGGAGATAAACATGGCAACAAGGGAAGAAAAAAGAAAACGTCCTAATTATGTGGACAACAAAAAGTTTTTACAAGCAATGATAGAATATCGTGACAAAGTAAGTAAAGCAACTGAGGATAAAAGAGAAAGACCTCAAGTACCATACTATATCGCTGATTGTATTATGAAAATTGCCACACACTTATCATTCAAACCAAACTTCATGAACTATTCATTTCGTGAAGAGATGATTAGTGATGGTATTGAGAACTGTTTACAATATATTGATAACTTCAATCCAGACAAATCAAATAATCCATTTGCATACTTTACACAAATTATATACTATGCGTTCCTAAGAAGAATACAAAAAGAAAAGAAATACTTGTATACAAAATATAAAGCATCTCAACATTTTAATGTGACAGGACAAACTGCAGATAGACAAGAGCAGGATAAAGGCACAAATTATAATGATGGTATTAAATTTGGTGAATGGACTGAAGAACATATGGAAAAATTCATTAAGGATTTTGAAGAAACTAAAAGGAAGAAACCAAAAAAGAAAAAAACTGAAATGCTGTTGTAGGAGAATAATTTGAAGATAGCATTAATCACAGATACCCATTGGGGTGTAAGAAATGACAGTCGAAGTTTTTTAGATTACTTTGACTTATTTTATAACAATACATTCTTTCCCTATCTTGAAGAAAATGGTATTAAAGATATCATTCACTTGGGTGATATTGTCGATCGTAGAAAATTTATTTCTTATACTACATTGCGTCGTTTTAAAGACACATTCATTAATAGAGTAACAAACGATGGATATAATCTAGATGTATTGATTGGTAATCATGATGTTCCTTATAAAAACAGTAATGATATCAACTCAATGGCAGAATTATTTGACAAACAAGATATAAAATATTACAGTGGACCAATCACTAAAAATTATGATGGTTGTGATATTTTATTAATGCCATGGATTAATAGTGAGAACTATGATGAAGCAATGCAAGCAATGAGAGAAACTCCTGCACAAATACTGTTTGGACATCTTGAGGTTGCAGGTTGTTTAATGATGCGTGGTATAACAAATGAACATGGTCTAGAAATTTCAGACTTCAAACAATTTGATACAGTTGCTTCTGGTCATTTTCATCATAAAAACACAACACAGAATATTCATTATCTTGGTTGTCCCTATGAATTAACTTGGGCAGATTATCAAGATCCAAAAGGATTTCATATCTTCGATACTGACACACGTGAGTTTGAATTTATTCGTAATCCATATTCTATGTTTCATAAAATATTTTATTCTGACGAAAACAAAGAGTTAGATGAAATTCTTGCAACAGACTTTACTCCTTATAAAAATTCATATGTAAAAGTTGTTAAGAACTCAGTGAACAATCCATATTGGTTTGACAAGTTTATGGATGAATTGGTCAAATCTGAACCTGTAAATATACAAGTTGTTGATGACCATTTGAATCTCAATTTAGAAGATGATTCTGATATTGTCAATGAAGCAGAGGATACATTGACGATTTTGTCCAAACACATTGATGGATTGGGCAATGATATTCCCAAAAAAGAACTTGACATTTTGATGAGATCGTTATATAATGAAGCATTGCATATGGAAGTATAATCAAAACAACTAGAGTATGATAAAATTCAAATCTATTCGGTGGAAGAATTTTCTATCCACTGGTAATGTATTCACAGAAATCCAATTGGATAGAAGTCCGACAACAATCATTGTTGGAGAAAATGGTGCAGGGAAATCAACTATCCTTGATGCACTCTGCTGGGTATTGTTCAACAGACCTTTCCGAAACATACGAATGCTCCAACTGATTAACTCTATTAATCAAAAAGACTGTCATGCTGAAGTTGAATTTACAATTGGTAATGTAGAATATAAAGTTAGAAGAAGTTACAAACCCACTAAGTTCGAAATCTTTAAAGATGGTCAACTAATTCCTCAACCAGGAGCAAATAAAGACTATCAAAAAATTCTTGAGGAAACTGTTCTAAAACTTAACTTCAAATCATTCACTCAGATTGTTGTACTTGGTAATGCATCATTCACTCCATTTATGCAACTATCAATTAAAGACAGAAGAGAAGTGATTGAAGATTTACTCGACATACAAATTTTTAGTAACATGAATGTCTTGTTGAAAGATCGCATGGCATCAAACAAAAAAGATAAACAAGAAGTTGAATATCAAATTAATCTGCGTGAAGATAAAATAGCAGTACAAAAAGAATATCTTGCAAAACTTGAAGCAGATGTTGCAAAGCAAAAAGAAGAATTACGAAATGAATTAAAAGATTGGTCAGAGCAAGGAGTGACTGCACTAGAAGAACAAAAAGAAGTGATGGATAAAATTAATGAATTATCAGAGTCTATTTCAAATGCAGATAAGATTAATAAAAAATCTAGTAAGGTATCTGAGTTGATGATGAAACTTCATGATAAGATTTCTAAAACTGAAAAAAGAATTCACTTCTATGAGAATCATGATAATTGTCCAACATGTGAACAAGTTATAGAGGCAACAGCAAAAGCAAAACAACTTGAAAAGACACAACATACTGCAGAAGAAACTTCAAGTGCAATTGATGAATTAAAACGACAGCAAGAATCTCTTGATAAAGAACTTGAACGTATTACTTCTGTGCAAACACAGATTACTTCTTTACAGCAAAATTGGCGAGATATTGAAACATCTATTTCATCTTATAAATCAAATGCAGAAAGAGTCCAAGAAAAACTGAACAACA